TCATCCGATCCCTCCATGCAGGACCGCGTATGTGCCGGCCGTGAGGCAGAGCACGCCCAGACCCAGCAGAAAGCGGCGGGTCGATTGCGGGAACAGGTGCGGGCGATAGGTCCTCATGCGCCGATAATAGGAAATTTCCTATCCATGGTCAATAGGAAACCCGTTGCCAGCCCAGGTTTCGTATTCAATTCACCCGCTCACTGTCATGGCCCGCGACTGCGGGCCACCCAGGTGACGCCGCTCAACCTTCTCAGAACCGAGCCGGCTGCAGCTGGGTGGCCCGCACTCCGGCGGGCCATGACACCTGGCGAGTGGGTTCTCACCACACCTTCTGCCTAAGGCTCGCCGCTGGCGACGATGCGGTGGATGCCTTTGACCAGCTTCATGTCGATCTCGATCGTCTTGGGCGGATTGAGCTGGGCTAGGAACAGCTTGGCCGGCGTCTGGCGGACATATTCCTTGATCAGCGCGCGGGCCGTCGAGCTCGATGGATCGCTGGCCGCGCCGATCTGCACCAGCACGTAGCAGCCTCTGCTCGGCGGCCGGCCGGGATGCATGAAGACGAGCTCGCCGTGACGATAACGCGGCGCCATCGAGTCGCCATAGACATAGACCGCATAGGCGTTGGGAACGCCGATCAGCGATTGCGGCCGCGCGACGTTGTCGACTGTCTCGCCGTTCCATTCGTTCTCGCCGTCGCTGCCTCCGGCGCCGGTTCCCTTCACCGGCACCATCTCCGGCCCGCTGTAGGAGAGCGCGGGGCTCATCGCACGATAGAGCGGCGAACTCTGGATCGTGCGGCCTTGCGGGAACTCGCCTTGATCCGGCGGGCGCAGCATCTGCTCGTCGATGTCGAGAAGACGGGCGAGCTTGCCGCGCTGGATCTCGGGCAGCCATTTGGGACTGCCCTTGGTGAGATATTGCTGAACGTAGGTCTGGTTCATGCCGATCTCGCGCGACAGCCTGGCCATGTCCAGCCCGTGCTCCTTGATCTTCGCCGCCACCAGCCGGCGCGCCGGATCGTCCTTGAAAGATTCAATGGTCATGATTCGGAGCATAATAGGGAACATCCTACGAGAAAAGTAGGAACATCCCTTTACTTAATAGGAAACGTCCTACATAGTGCCTGCATCCAAGAGCGGAGTACGACATGAGCGCTTTCACCCAGCGCATGCAGGACTGCCTTCACTTCATCGAGACCAGCATCGCGGCGAAGGGAATCTCGCCGTCGATGCAGGAGATCTGCGCGGGCGTGGGCCTCAGCCCCAAGTCCAAAGCCTATGCCTCGGCTCTGGTGCGCTGCCTTGAGGAGCGCGGCGCGCTCAGGCGCGTGCGCATCAAAGACGGCCAGGTCGCGCGGCGGGGAATCGTTCTTCTCGCTCAGCGCTGCCCCAAATGCGGCGAGGCGCTGCCGCCCGGCGTCGCGGCGCCCGACACCACGCTGTCGCACGAGGCGCCCTGATGCAGACGGGTTTCACGCTTCAAGTCATCAAGCGCCGCGCCAGGCAGCCGCAGCCGCCGTTCCGCGAGTCGCTGCTCGGCGTCCTCAAGCACGCGCTCACGCGCGAGACGGCGTTCTTCGCCGTGCCGGAAGGCGCGAGCGGCGTGGGCGTGATCCTTGTCCATCGCGGGCGCTCGTTCGGGCTGGAGCTCAAGGAGCGGCACAGTTCGCTGAGCGTCGAGGAGCGCGCGGCACAGGTCAGACTCCGTGACGCCGGCATGCGCGTCGAAGTGGCGCGCGACCTGGACGAGGCGTTGATGCATCTGGCCCAGATGGGCATCCCTCTGCGCCGCGATGAGATCTCGCGCCGCCGCAAAGCGGCTTGAGGGAGGCGAAGTTGGGGCAGGCCGCGAGCGAGGACGATCCCAGAGCCTTCGACGTCAAGCGCACGACATGGTTCGAGCTGCTCTGCGAGTCGCGCCTGTTCTGGCTGGGCTTCACGTTCTGGATCGGCTCGACTTTGGGGTTGGGCCTCGGCTTCTACCTCGGCGTCCAGGCGGTGATGGGCTGGTGAGATGAGCAAGGCAAAATCGATGATCACGCTGCCCGCGATGGAGAAGCATGGCCATGACGGGCGTCCGCCGGTGCTCCAGGCCGTCGACGGGATCGAAGAGAAGGATTTGAGGGCGCGCACCGTCGTCAAGCGCAACACCAACCACTGCACGCTGTGCCGCCTGCATCATCTGGGGCATCTGCGCGACCGGCCGAGCGACGACCTCAAGCTCGCCAACATCCGTCACGCCGCGGGCGAGAAGCTGCAGGACGATCATTCGCTTGCCGGGCTCGCCTCGATCCCCGGAACGCTGCGCTTCGGTCCGCGCGGCGGAAGTTACGGCCCGGTCGATGTGAGCCAGATCCGCATCGACGCCGCCGGCCGCAAGAGAACGGCGTTGCGCGCGGTGGGACGCAGCGCGCAGTTCCTGCTCGAGCACATCGTGATCGACGACCTCACCCTGGCGCAGACCGCGGCGATCATGAGCGTCAAGGACAACGCGGTGCTGCCGGCGCTGCGCGTGGCGCTCGACGCACTCGCGGCACATTACGGTATCGTCTTCGAGACGCGCGGCGCGATCCGCGGCGGCGCCGCCGATCCAATCCACCCCTTCCAGCAATTCGATTGAGCTTTATCGTCCCGCCATCGCGCTCTGCGAACGAAGGTTCGCGGAGCGTGCGTCGTTTATGATCGACAGTGCCGAAAATTTTCTCGCGAAATTTCTCTCGCGAACGATTTTCGCGATTGACAGGGGGACCCCTTCGGCGTACTCATTTCGTCATGGTGAGTTGATGCGCCTCGCGGACGAAACGTCCGGCGGGGCGTTTTCATTTCCGGACCTCGCCGGCGCCATTTCCTTCCCACCGATCACGCACGAACGCGCACGGCTCCGTCGCGCGTCGAACGAAAGGATGTTCGCCATGCCCAAGAACAACGAAGAGTTCGTCGATTTCACCGCCCGCGACGGCGTCACCATCTACACCGCCCGCGGCGTCACCGGTCACAAGGCCGGCACGACCGTGCGCCTGCCCAAGAGCCATGCCGATGCGCTGTCCCATGTCGCGCATCACGCCGCAGGCCCGGCGAAGCTGACGGACTGAAATCTCCCCGCGGCCGTGCGGCCCGGCCGCTCTCTTCCACTCTCATCTCTTAAGGCACGGAGGCCGCGATGCTTTGGCGGGCGATGCTGCGCGGCACCGCGCTCGGGCTTCTCGCGAATGCGGCGACCGCGGCGGGTATCAGCCCGTCCTGGTTCTCCGTCTATTCGCGCGACAGGAAGCGCGGCGACTATGGCGGTGCGCCGGAGTTCGAGACCACTAACGAATTCCGCGTCGAGATCCGCGCCGAAGCCTCTGCGCCCGACGGCACGCCGTCGGATCAGATCGAAAGCGTGGCGCGCGCACTTGCGCAGAGCAAGCTCGATGCGCTGTGCGAACTCGCGGAGCAAGCCTTGCTCGGCGGGCAGGGCTTCGACGTCACCATCGCCTGCACTGCCGACAGCGCCACCGCCACGCCGGCGAGCCTCACCGGCCTGGCCGTGGGCATGATGCTCAGCGGCCCGGGCATCAGCCCGCGCGATCCGTTCCTCGCGATCGCGGCGATCAATACCGGCGGCACGGTGACGCTGTCGGCGCCCTACCAAGGGTCCACCGGCAGTTATCTCTTCACTGCCGGATCCTTCATCGCCCTGTTCGAGCGCATCGACAGCGTCGATTCCTATCCGCGTCACCGCGGCATGGAGGGGACGAGCTACATCGCGCGCGAGACCATCCAGATCACCGGCCACGTGCACGAAATCTTCGAGCCGTCGCGCGGCTCCGACCTCAGCGGCATCAACCTCTACGTCGATGCCGTCAACATCTTCGACCCGAACGGCGACTTCGTCGGCCAGGAACCGTTCGCCGTCGTGCCCGCGCCGCGTACGGCCGGGCCCGACGGGCGTCCCGACATCGTGGCCGACGTCGATACCAACGCTTAAAGGAGACCCACCATGGTGGATATCGGTTTCAACTACGTTCCTTCCAATCAACGCATTCCCGGAATCTATCCCGAAGTCGAAGGCGACATCCCCGGCCAGCCGCCGCAATGGTCGCTTCTGATCGGCCAGGCGGCCAGCACGGTCACCTCGTTGCCGGGTTCGCCGCTCATGATCAGCTCGGTCGCCGCGGCGGTCAGGCATTTCGGCGCCGCGTCCATGATCGCCTCGATGGTCGAGCGCTATATGGGCTCGGATCCGAACGGCACGCTCTGGGTGATGGCATTGCCCGAGCATAGCGGCATGGCCTTCGCCAAGGGCTCGATCACCTTCGCCGGCACCGCGACGGAAGCCGGCACGATCAACCTCTACATCGGCGGCCGCTTCGTCAGCGTCACCGTCAACCTGGGCGACACGGCGGCGACGATCGCGACGAATGTCGTCAGCGCGATCACCAACTACTTCGACTCCAACCAGCTGGGCCTCAAGGCCAAGAACCGTCAGTTCCTCGGCGTGAAGATGCCCGTGGGAGCTGCGGTCGACGGCACCACGGCCGGCAAGGTCGTCCTCACCTGCACCTTCAAGGGCACGGCGGGCAACAAGATCGACGTCCAGCTCAACTACTACGGCACCAGCGGCCGCGAAGAGCTGCCGGCCGGCATCACCGCGACGGTCAGCGCGATGGGCGTCGATCAGGCGGGCGCGGGCGATCCCGACACCAGCGGTCTGGATGCGATCCTCACCGACACGAAATACGACTTCATCGTCCAGCCCTGGGCGACCAATCCGGATCCGGCCCATCCCGGCAACAGTCTGTCCGTGCAGTCGCTCACCGACTTCCAGACGCTCATGGCCGACGACACCGGCCGCTGGTCGCCGCTGCGCAAGGTCTACGGCCACGTCTTCTCGGCGGCGTCCTTCTCGACGAACGGCAACGACGCGGTGAGCTTCGGCGCCACGCGCAACGACCGGCACATGACCATCGTCGCCTATGAGCAGTCGGCGCCGATGCCGCCCTACGACGTGGCGGCGGCCTATGCCGGCGCGTTCGCGGCGAGCTCGCGCGTCGATCCGGCGCGGCCGAGCCAAACGCTTCCCGTCGTCGGCATCCTCGCCCCGCACAGGAGCGCACGTTTCAGCGCCGCGACGCGTCAGACGCTGCTCGGCGTCGGTCTCGCGCTGATGGACTACGAGCCGGACTACACCTGCCGCATCCTGCGCGCGGTCACGACCTACCAGCTCGACGAGAACGGCAGTCCGGACATCTCCTATCGCGACACCGAGACGCTCTACACGCTGATGGCGGTGGTGCGTCAGATGACGGCGGATTGGGGCGCGGCCTATCCGCGCGCCAAGATCATCGACGACGACGTCGCCTTCGGCCCCGGCAGCAGCTTCGCCGCCGGTCTTCCCGATCAGCCGGTGGTGACGACCAAGAGCGGCAAGGCGGTGCTCACCGCGTCCTACTCGCGCATGGCAAACGGCAACAGCCAGGCGATCTGGGTGACGGACACCGACTCGTTCGCGAGCAACCTGATCCTGCAGCGCAACGGCCTGGATCCGACGCGTCTCGACGCGTTGCTTCCGATCGTCCTGGCTTCGGGCCTCAGGGTCACGGCGATGAAGGTCGATTTCGCGCTGCAGGCTGCCGCCTGATCGGCGCTCTTCCGCAATAACCAAATCACGCAATGGAGTGAAACATGGCCGGTCAACGTATTGGCGGTACCCTCTTTCTGATGATCAACGGCGTCCAATATCCCGCGCGCGGGAGTTGGGAATACACCCCCACGATGAGCGAGCGCACCGGCATCGCGGGGCAGGACGGCGTCCATGGCTACACCGAGAAGCCGACGGTGCCGTCGATGAAGGGCGACGTCTCCGATTTCGGCGGCATCTCGATCCAGGCGCTGCAGCAATCGACGGTGTCGGTGGCGACGCTCTCGCTCGCCAACGGCAAGGTCGTCGTCGGTCACGATGGCTGGGTGAAGGGTGCGATCACCTCGCACACCGAGGACGGCAAATACTCGCTCGATCTCGAGTTCACCCGCGTCATCGAGCAGCCGTCGAGCTGACCTTCACCCCTCCGTTAAGCCAGCGTCCCACTTAAGGAGACTCTCATGGATACCATCACGCTCACCCTTTCCGAGCCCATCCAGGCGCACGGCAAGGAGATCACCACGCTCGAGTTCCGCAGGCCCACCGGCGCCACCATCCGCCGCTGCGGCGCGCCGACCAAGATGCAGCGCGTCGAAGGCGGCGAGCCGGTGGTGCTGCTCGACATGGACTCGTACGCCCGCTACGTCGCCGAGTGCGCGCAGATCCCCGCGCCCTCGGTCGATCAGCTCGCGGCCGAGGACTTCTTCGCCTGCGTCGGCGTGGTCGACGGTTTTTTCGGACAGTCGAAGACCCGCGAAGAGTCTGGGACGGACACCAGCTCCTCGAGCAATACCACAGCCTAGCGCTCGCCTATCACGACCTCTCGGTCTTCGACTGGTCGTTCGACGAGGTCGAACGCTCCGTTCCCATCCTCAATCGCATCACCGAACGCTGGAACAAGGAGGAGACGTAACATGGCTTTTGCCGCCGCTGTTCCTTTTCCGGCGCTCAACGGCGCTCTCGAGCGCTTCGCCAAGCTCACCACCGGCGTCACCGGCTCGACCTGGCGCTTCGGCCGCCTGTTGGACAACACCAATGACCGTCTGGGCGATCTCGCGCGATCGTCGGACGCGACTTGCAACGCGATCGACAAGCTGGGGCAGGCTTGTTCCGCGCTGCTCTCGCAGTTCCAGCGCGGCGGCAAAGCGCTCGCGCAGGGCCCCACTTCGACGTCGCGCCATGTGCCGCCGACGGCGACGGGCGGACAAGCGTCCACACCGCCTATTCCTCGTACCAGACCGGGCAGCGGTGCCCCGCATCCGGCGGCGCCGAGCAAGTCCTGGCTCGACCATGTGTTCGACGTGATCGGCGACATACATGAGCGTGCGGACAAGGCATCGGTTCCGTTCTACGCGGGCAAGGCCGGTTTCGACGTCGTGAAGGGCATCGGCGAGTTTTTCTCCAAGCGCTCGCATAAGAAGCTTACGGGATTTCGAAAGTTCGCGCATGAAGGCACGAAGCTCCTCGGCAGCACTCTCGATATCGGCGCTTATACCGCCGACGCCGTGTCCGATTCGATGGATGCGTTCCAGAAGCTGCGCGAGGGGAAATTGTCGGAGGCCGCGGCCGATGCCGGCAAGGTGTTCGACGATATCGGCGACATCCGCACCGCGTGGAAGGGGCCCACGCGCTTCCTGCGCAGCAATTTTTTCGCCAAGGAAGGCGAGCACGCGCTGACGCACAATATGGGCTGGGGCAGTAGAGCTTTCCAAGCGGCGCGAAACGCCCCTCCCGCCTTGAGAAGCGGGCTGAGCCGGCTGCTTTCCTTCGGCGGCCGCGCCGCTGCCACGGAAGGCCTCGAAGCCGGAGGCACGCTGCTCGAAGCAGGCGCGGCCGGCGGCGAAGCGCTGGCGGGCGGCGAAGCCTTGGCCGGCGGTGCCGGGCTGCTGGAAGCCGGCGGCGGAATGGCCGCGCTGGCCGGCCTCGAAATGACACCCGTGGGCTGGGGCCTCACCGCCGCGGCCGTCGCGGGGTTTGCGGGTTACGAAGCCTACAAGCATCGCAAGCAGATCGCGCAATTCGCCTCGAACATGTGGCAGAAGAGCGCGCCGCTGCGCAACGCCGCCTACAACGCGCTGCCGTTCATTCCCGGCGGCAACCTCATCAAGGGCGCGATCGACGCCGCACCTGCGCTCGCGAAGATGGCGCAACCGGCGGTGAACAAGGTGAAAGCCGGTGCCAACTGGGTCGGCGATTTCGCCGTCGGTCTCGGCGACATGGCGTGGCAGGGGTTGAAGAAAGGCGCGCAGGGCGTCAAGGCGCTCGCGAGCTCGGCCTGGTCCAACGTCACGCAGAAGGCGCACGCCGCCTGGAACACCGTCACCACGAAAGCGGGCGCCGCATGGCATGCGGTGACGACCCGCGCCCAGTCGACCTGGAAAAGCGTCACCACCGTCGCCGCCAATGTCGGCCACAAGGTTGCCGACGCGGTCAAGAGCAAATGGTCGCAAGCCACCAGCTTCTTTGGCGGTCTGTGGCACAGCGCGACGAACGTGGCCTCGCAAGTCTGGGCGAAAGCAAAGCCCTTTGTCGACAAGGCCGGCCACGCGGTGAAGACCATGCTCGACAAGCACGGCGTCACGGCGCTGGCGCATCGCGTCGTCAACACCGTGGCGGCGGTGAAGAACAATGTGGTCGCCACGGCGGTCCAGCTTGGTCACGCGCTCGACAAGGTCGCGCAGCACGGCCATGAGATCCGTCAGGGCTGGGCCAAGGACGAAGCGGCGCAGAAGCGTGCGGCAAACACGGGCGCGCAGGCCTTGAAGAATGCGCAGGCGCACGCCCGCGTCCACGCGACGACGCTCAGGCACGCGCATCACGCCGTGCATCGCCACCTGCATCCGCATCATCATCGCCATCTGGGCGTGCACGCGCCGGCCGATATGCAGGGGCTCAGGGGGCGGCCGGGCGGCTCGTCTCAGGGCGGCGGCGGGTCCGGCTATGCCGACATCCGCGTGCATTTCGAAAATGCGCCGCAGGGTACGCGCGTCAGTACGCGCACCGGCGGCTGCTGCCCGCCGCATGTCGAGACCGGCGTCGCTTTCGGGCACTAACCAACGGGACATCCGATGGCGTGGAATGATCATCTGCTGCCGGCGTCGTTTCGCGGCGTCGCCTTCCACTACGACGACACCAGGCGCAGCGGCGGCCGCAGGCTGGTCGAGCACGAGTTCCCGCTGCGCGACGATCCTTACGTGGAGGATCTCGGCCGCAAGAAGCGCGAGCACAAGATCACCGGCTATGTGATCGGCGACGACTACATGAGCCAGCGCGCAGCCCTCGAGGTCGCGCTCGATGGCGCCGAGGCTGCGACGCTGGTGCATCCCTATCGCGGTCCGCTGCTCGTCAGCATCCGCAGCTGGACCAGCCAGGAGGTGCGCGACGAAGGCCGCATGGCGCGCTTCGACATCGACTGCGTCGAGAGCGGCAGCCAGCCTTCGCCGCTCGCGATCCTGGCGACGGCGCAATCGAGCCTTTCCTCAGGCAACGACACGACGACCCAGCTTCAGGTCTCGTTCCTCGTGAACTGGCTCATCGGCGCCGGCAACACGGTCGCCGCTGCCGTGCAGCTCCTCGACGATCTGTCCGACGCGCTCGGCATGCTGCTGAGTTGGCCCGATATCGACACCTCCGGCATCGCGCCCTTGATCGCGGGGCTTTCCGGCGATCCGACCGACGTCGCCGGGATCGCTTCTGCCGTCACTGGCTTCTTCTCCGGCTATGCGAGCGCGGTGCTCGCCGCGCAGGAACCGTTCGACGAGGCGCTATCCTCGCGTGGACCGCTTCCCGTGATCGACCCGAGCTGCGGTCTGGCCCAGATGGCGAGTTGGGGCGGGAGCGAGCCGCCGCCGCCCGATGCGCAGAGCCTCGCCAACCAGGAGGCGCTGATCGCGCTGGTGGGAGGTGCGGCCGCGGTGGCGCTGTCGCAGATCTATGCGAGCACGGCCTTCCATACCCAGGACGACGCCGACACGGCGCGCGATCAGCTGAGCACGATGATCGACGGGCTCGCCACCACGTCGGCGGATTCGGGTGACGACGACGCGTTCACCTCCTGGCAGAAGCTCTATCAATCTTCGACCGACGATCTGACCAACCGCGCCAAGCAGGCGCCGTCGACCGTCACCTTCACGCTCGGCAGCGCGCTGCCCGCGCTGGTGCTGGCGCAGCGTCTCTATCGCGATCCGTCGCGCGCCGGCGAACTCGTCGCGCGCAACGACGCGCCGCATCCGCTCTTCGTTCCGCCCGTCGTCGAGGCCTTGAACTCATGAGCGACGAGATCGCGCTCGCCATCGACGACGAGGAATATCTGGGCTGGAGCGAGATCAAGGTCTCGCGCGCGCTCAAGGAGGCGGCGGCGACCTTCGACATCGCGGTGAGCGAGCGCTGGGCCGGCATCGTCGCGCCGCCCGCGCCGTGGCAGATCCTGCCCTTCAAGCAGGCGACCGTGACCATCGGCGGCGAGCCGGTGCTCACCGGCTGGGTGGAGAGCTACGAGCCGTCCTACGGCGCCAACGAGCACAGCGTGCGCATCGGCGGGCGTTCCAAGACCTGCGATCTCGTCGATTGCATGCCCGATGTCGGCACCGGCGAGTTCAGCGGCTTCAAGCTGGACGCGATCGCGCGCGCGCTGTGCGCCCCCTACGGCATCGGCGTCGAGGTGCAATGCGACATCGGCGATCCGCTCCCCGACGCGACACTGGAGAAGACCGAGACCGCGTTCTCCTTCCTCGAGAAGCTGGCGCGGCTGCGCTCGGTGATGCTGACCGACGACGCCGACGGCAATCTCGTGCTCACCCAGGCCGGCAAGCAGGGCAGCGGCGGCGCGCTGATCGAAGGCAACAACATCCTGAACGCATCCGCCAAGCTCACCGGCAATGAGCGCTTCCAGCAATATGCGGTGTTGAGCCAGACGCCGCTCGCCTATGACGGCGCAGATTCGCAGACCCAGGTCGTCGGCACCGCGACCGATCCCGGCTGCACGCGGGGCCGCCGCCATGCCGAGATGGCGGAGAACCCCTCCGACCAGACGCGCGCCACCGCCCGTGCCAAATGGCGCGCGCTGCACAATTTCGGCATCTCGACCGAGGCGACGATCACGGTGCCCGGCTGGCGCCAGCCGGGTCCCTCGGGCGCGCCGAACGGCGAGCTCTGGAACACCAATCTGCTCGTGCCGGTGAAATGCCCCTTCCTCGCCATCCAGCGGCAATTGCTGGTGAGCAAGGTCGAGTTCGAGTTCGACAACAGCGGCGGACGCCGCACCACCTTGACGCTCAGTCCCCAGGAAGCCTTCGCGCCGGAAGGCGACAGCGGCAGCGGCGGCTCCTCCGGCAAAAGCAACGGCATCTGGAATCAAGGACCTTAGACATGCGCGCAGTCCTAGACCGCATGGCCGCCCGCGTGCGCACCATGGTGACGCGCGGCCGCGTCACCAGCACTACGCTCAATCCCAAGCGGCCGCTGGTCCAGCTCTCCGGCCTCGCCGGCGAGGTCAAGACCAAGATCGAGCTCTTCGTTCCGATGGGCATGAGCGTCTATCCGACGGGCAACGAGGACGTGCTGCTGCTGCAGATCGACGGCTCGCGCTCGCATCTCGTGGCGATGTTCGCCGACAATCCGGCGCTGCGCATCCAAGACCTGCAGCCGAACGAGTTCGGCCACCGCGACGCCAACGGCCAGCAGATCGTCTTCCGCCAGGACAAGCTCGAGATCACCTCGCCCTTGAAGATGGTGGTGAACATCACCGGCGACGTCGACCTCACCGTCGGCGGCAAGGTCGTGGGCAGCGCGCAGGAGTGGGACCTGACCGGCAACGTCAAGGTCACGGGCGACATCAGCGCCACGGGCCAGGTCAGCGACGGCGTGCGCAGCATGCAGGGCGACCGCAACATCTACAACGGCCATCACCACGGCTCGAGCTCCACACCGGATCATCTGCAATGAGCGACATCGCTTCCCTTATCGTGCAGGACAACGACACCGGCGCGATGCGCATCGACTGGCTGATGGACGGCCCCGATCTCATCGGCGACAACGGGCTGGCGACCGCGGTCACGATCTCGCTGTTCACCGACCGCCTGGCAGATGCCGACGACATCATCCCGGGCACGGCCCCGACCAACGCCGCCGGCCCCGCCGACCGCCGCGGCTGGTGGGGCGACATGCCGGCCGATCCTTCCGATCTTCAGGGCGCATCGGCGCTGATCGGCTCGCGGCTGTGGCTGCGCACGGGCTGGCCGCCCAACGACGAGACTGCGCGCCGCATCGAGCTCGACGTGCGCGAGGCGCTGCAATGGCTGATCGATTGCGGCGTCGCGGAGCAGGTCGAGGTGACCACGGGCTGGCTCATGCCCGACCTGCTCGGCCTCAATCTTTCGATCGCGCAACGCAGCGCCAACAGCGCGCCGCAGATGTACGAATACGAATATGCCTGGAGCCCGACCATCGCCGCCGCTGGCGACACCGTGCCGGTCGCGCCCGTGCCTTTCGGCATCCTCACCGAATCCGGCGGCCAGTTCGTCAACGAGACCGGCACCGGCGCGCTGTTCGAGGAATAGACGATGGGCGGAAGCAAGATCAGCGATATGGACGCGGCATCGCTGCCGCTCACCGGCGAGATGGTGCCCTGCGTACAGGACGGCGCCAATGTCCAGGTTCCCGCCGCGGCGCTGGGCGTTCCGGTCGCGGGCCTCACGCCGCCTGCGACGCCCACGGCCTACCAGAGCTGGATCGACGAGAGCACCGCGCCGCCGACGCTTCGTCTCTATCTCGGCGGAAATTGGACCCCGCTCTACACCATCGACACCGACGGCACGTTGGGTCTGGCGCAGCCGCTGACGCTTCCGGCCGAGCCCGCGAGCGGCGACCAGGCGGCGACGAAGAGCTACGACCCGAGCGTGGTGTTCAAGGGCGTCATCGATTGCTCGGCGAACCCCAACTATCCGGCCGCGCGTCTCGGCGATTTCCATGTCGTGAGCGTTGCAGGCAAGATCGGCGGCGCATCGGGCGTCACGGTACGGATAGGCGACACGCTGCTCTGCCGCATCGACAACTCGCCGTCCGGCAGCCAGGCGAGCGTCGGCGCGAATTGGACGATCGGGCAGGGGAGTGTGGCGAATGCGGCCTACGGGCCGGCCTCCGCGACGCTGGGCGATTTCGCGCTGTTCGACGGCACGAGCGGAAAGGCGATCAAGGACGGGCCGCTCTCGTTCGACACCGATCCCGCGATGGCGGCGAACAGCGACGCGAACGTGCCGTCGCAGAAGGCGGTCCGGAGCGCGCTCGGCGGCGTCGTCCTCGGCGACGCGGCGCTCGCGCAAGGGCAGGGCTGGATCTTCGACGGTGCGACGGACGCGTTTCGCGCGCGTGACGGCGAGGGCGAGAACCTGCTCGTCAACTCCGCCTTCGACATCTGGCAGGAGAACACGAGCTACACGCTCAACACCATCGGCAACAAGCTGTTCATCGCCGATTTCTGGAAGCTTGGCTCCAACGGAACGGGAACGACGAAGACGATCACCCGCGTGGCCGGTCTTTCGGGCGCGCGATACGCGCTGAAGGCTCAACGCGTTCCCGGCTCCACCGACATCACGCATGTGCGGCTGGCGCAGCAATTCGGCCAGTCGGAGTCGCTGTTCCTTGCCGGCAAGACCGTCGTGGTGTCGTTCGACTTCGTCGCCGGCGCGGACTTCAGCGGCCAGGGTCCGGCAGCCACGATCTACTACGGCACCGGCATCGACGAGGATTTCGTGATGACGGGCCTTGGCCCGCACTTCCCGACCGGTGCAGGCAATACCGGTCTGGGCACGCCGCTTTCTGTCGCGCCGGCGGGACAGGTGGCGCGGCTCATAAGTCCGCCGCTCGCGATCCCTACGGGTGTCACCGAAATCGCCTGCGACATTCATGCCGGACCCTATCTGACAGGCGCGGCGGGCGCGGACGACAGCTTCACCATCGGCAACATCAAGCTCGAGATCGGCAATGCCGCGACACCCTATGTGCGTCCGGATCCGGGTGATGAGCTGCGGCGCTGCCAGCGGCGTTATTGGAAGACGTTCTTGAGCGCTGCCGTGCCGGGCGACGGTCCCGGTCTCGCCAGCGGCGAGCATCGCGCCGCGGCCACGAAGGCAGGTGCCGTTGCGCAGACGCTGGGAATGGTCCGGTTTCCGGCGATGCGCGCTGCGCCGAGCGTGAGCCTGTTCAATCCCGCGCCGGGAGGCGCGGCGGGGCAGGCGCGCGACCTCACCGCCGCCGCGGACTGCTCCGCGACCGCGGCGCAGAACCTCGCCGAGGGCAGTTTCGAGATCGTGGCCACCGGTGCCGCATCGACCGCGAGAGGAAACACGCTCGGCGTCCACGTCGTCGCCGACGCGCGGCTTTGAGCTTCAGGGAATAGATCATGAGCGACGCTTCCATCAGCGCCTTGAACCCGGCTGACCTGCCGTTGTCGGACGAGCAGATCCCTTGCGTGCAGGCGGGCATCAATAAGCGTGCTCCCGCCGCTGCGTTCGGCGTGCCTGTGGTGGGTCTCAGCACGCCCGCGCTGGCGCAGTACCAGACCTGGATCGATACGAGCACCACGCCGCCGGCGCTCAGGATGTATATCGGCTCGGACTGGGTGGCGCTCTACACCATCGCGGGCGACGGTTCGCTCGCGCTCGCCAGGCCGCTCGCGCTGCCGGGCGATCCCGCCTCCGACCTCGACGCCGCGACCAAGAGCTATGTCGACAACAATCCGGCCGCGCCCGGCGCGCTGATGTTCGTCGCCCCGATCGATTGCTCGACCAATCCCAACTATCCCGCCGCCAACCAGGGCGCGGTCTATATCGTGAGCGTCGCGGGCAAGATCGGCGGCGCCTCCGGCATCAACGTGCAGATCGGCGACATGCTGCTCTGCCTCGTCAACGGCTCGATATCGGACACCCAGGCCGGTGTCGGTGCGAATTGGACGATCGCGCGCGGCATCGGCGGCGCGGTCATCGGCCCGAGCTCGGCGGTGAGCGGCAATTTCGCGCTGTTCGGCGACGCGACCGGCAAGGCGATCATCGACGGCAGCATCTCGCTCGACACCGACGCGACTTTTGCCGCGAACAGCGACACGCGCGTCCCGTCCCAGAAGGCGGTGAAGAGCGCGATCGGCGGCAAGCTCTTGAGCACCGACACGCTGACACAGGGACAGAGCTGGATCTGGGACGGTGTCACCTCGACCTTCCGCGCGCGCGACTGCGAGGGCAAGAACTTCCTCGGCAACCCCGCGTTCGACATCTGGCAGGAGAACACCGCCTACACGATCTTCGGCGGCACGCCGCGCACGCACACGGCCGATTTCTGGAAAGCCGGGACCAAGGACACGTCCGGCGCGGCCAAGACGGTCACCCGCGTCGCGGGTCTTTCGGGAGCGCAATACGCGATGAAATGCCAACGCACGGCTGGCGACAGCGTCTGTCTCGGCAAGTTCCGCATCGCCCAGCAATTCGGCCAGGCCGAGTCGATGTTCCTCGCCGGAAAGAACCTCGTGGTGTCCTTCGATTTCGTGGTCGGCGCCAATTATTCGGCGACGGTCGGCGATCTGATGTTGAACTTCGCCTGCGGCAACGGCGTGGACGAGGCGCTCGATCTGCATCTCGGCACGCCGCAATTCGCCACCAATCCCGTCCTCGTCGGCTCCGCGGCGCTGACAGGCCAAGTCGCCGCGGCCGGCACGGTGGCACGCATCAACAGCGGCCCGATCGCGATCCCCGCGGGCATCACCGAGCTCGCGATGTTCATCCGCACCGGCGACTACACCGGCACGGCCGGCGCCGACGACAGCTTCACCATCGGCAACGTCAAGCTGGAGATCAGCAATCTCGCCACGCCCTTCCGCAAGCCCGACACCGGCGACGAGTTCCGGCGCTGCCAGCGGCGCTATTGGAAGAGCTTCCTCAAGGCGACCGTTCCGGTCAACGCCGCCGGCGCCGGCACGGGCGAGCATCGCGCCGCCGCGACGAAAGCGGGCGCGGCTCAGCAGACGCTCGGCACGGTGCGCTACCCGGCCATGCGCGCGGTCCCGGCGATGACGCTGTTCAATCCCGCGACGGGCGCGAGCGGACAGGCGCGCGATCTGACGGCGGCCGCGGACTGCACTTCGACCGCGGCGCAGAACATCTCGGACGGCGGCTGCGAGATCGTCGCCACCGGCGCCTCGTCGACCGCGCTCGGCAACACGCTCGGCGTCCATGTCGTCGCCGATGCGCGGCTCTGATTGAGGACGCGATGAAAGACGATCTGAGCCGCGAACGCCTGCCGCCTGCGTCCCTGCCGCTCGTCGGCGAGGCCGTGACCTGCGTGCAGGACGGCATCCGCGTCACCGCGCCCGCCGCGGCGTTCGGCATTCCGGTGGCGAGCGTGTCGGCGCCGCCGCCGCTCGCGCCATTCCAACTCTGGATCGACCAATCCACCTGGCCGCCCAGCTTGCGCATCTATGTGGACGAGCGTTGGATCGCGCTCTATGCGATCGGCGACGACGGCACGCTTGCGCTCTCGGCCGCGTTGGGCCTGCGTGCGACAGCGATCGCCGACGCACCGTCGCCTTCGACGGCAGGCCGGATATCTTTCCATTCCGATGCGCAAGAAGGCCAGGGCGATCTCGCCGTTGATACCGGCACGGCCTGGCGCCATGCGGGCCAGGCCGCGGTCCGGACGCTGAGCACCGATGCGGATGCGAGCTACGCGCCGCGCCTCGATGGCCGCATCGTCCGTGACACGGCTGCACTGACGGCCGACCGCGCGCTGACGCTTTCGAACGCGACCGACGGCTACAGGATCGACGTCACGCGCCGCAATTCGTCCGGCGGTCACCTCCGCAACGTCACTCAGCAGGACGGCACGACGGTGATTGCGGCGCTCGCCGACGGAGCGAGCGCGGCCTTCATCTACGACGCGACGAGCGGCGCGTGGTTCCAGCTCTGACTTTTCTTCGCAAGGTATCCCGATGAGCGACAGTACCATCAGCGGCATGATGCCCGCGTCGTTGCCGCTTGGCGACGAGTCCGTGCCCTGTGTGCAGGACGGCAACAACGTCCAGGCGCCGGCCGCCGCGTTCAGCATCCCTGTCGCCGGCGACTCCGCGCCCACGGCGCTGGCGCAGTTCCAGACCTGGATCGACACCTCCACCGCACCGCCGGCACTGAAGATGTATGTCGGCTCGGCTTGGGTCGCGCTCTATACGGTCGGCGGCGACGGGACGCTGGCGCTCGCCAAACCGCTCGGGCTTTCGAGCGACGACCGGTTGACGAGCGCGCTCAGGTTCAAGAGCGTCATCGACTGTTCCGCCAGCCCCAACTATCCGCCCGCCGATCTCGGTGACTTCTATGTGGTCAGCGTCGCGGGCAAGATCGGCGGCGCGTCGGGCGTCAGCGTGCAGGCGGGCGATACGCTGCTCTGCCTCGCGAACGGCACGCCGTCGGATACCCAGGCCAATGTCGGCGCAAGCTGGACCATCGGCCAGAACAACATCGTCGGTGCGGTCACCGGACCTGCTTCGTCCACCGTTGGCGGTTTCGCCGCCTTCGCCGATGCCACCGGCAAGGTCGTCCAGGACAGTGGTGTCATCCTCGACACCGACACGGCGATGGCCGCCAATGTCGACAGCCGCATCCCGTCGCAGAAGGCGGTGAAGAGCTATGTCGGCGGCCAGCTGAGCGGCGCACTCTTCTATCGCGGCTCCATCAGTTGCTCGGGCTCGCCCAACTATCCGTCGGGCAATACCGGTGACTTCTATGTGGTGAGCGTGGCAGGCAAGATCGGCGGCGCCTCGGGCCCCAATGTCGAGATCGCCGATACCTTGACGTGCATCGCCGCCAATGCGGGCGGCACGCAAGCCGCGGCCGGGGCGAATTGGACGATCGGACAGGGCAACATCGACGGCGCGGTCACGGGTCCCGCCTCCTCGACCAGCGGACATTTCACCCAATTCGCCGACGCCACCGGCAAAGTCGTCCAGGACAACGGTATCATCCTCGACACCGACCCGGCGCTGACCGCCAATGTCGACAGCCGCATCCCGTCGCAGAAGGCGGTGAAGAGCTATGTCGGCGGCCAGCTCAGCGGCGCGCTCTTCTATCGCGGCTCCATCAATTGCTCGGGCTCGCCCAACTATCCGTCCGGCAATATTGGTGACTTCTATGTGGTGAGCGCCGCGGGCAAGATCGGCGGCGCCTCGGGCCCCAATGTCGAGATCGCCGATACCTTGACGTGCATCGCGGCCAATGTGGGCGGCACACAAGCGTCGGTCGGCGGCAGCTGGACGATCGGGCAGGGCAATATCGACGGCGCCGTCACCGGTCCGGCTTCGGTGACCGGCGGTAACTTCGCTTCGTTCAACGGCACGACGGGTAAGATCATCCAGGACGGCAGCGCCGCGCTGGACACCGATCCGAACATGACCGCCAACCTCGACAGCCGCATCCCGTCGCAGAAGGCGGTCAAGTCCTACATCTCCGCCAACGGAACGGTACCGGCGGGGACGGTGATCTATCGTGGCGGCCTCAGCTGCAGCGCCAGCCCGAACTATCCCACCGCCAACCAGGGTGATTTCTACGTCGTCAGCGCCGCGGGCAAGATCGGCGGCGCCTCCGGACTGAATGTCGAGATCGGCGACACGCTGCTCTGCACCACCTCGTCCGCCAGCGGCACCCAGGCCGGCGTCGGCGCCAATTGGACGATCGGGCAGGGCAATATCGACGGCGCGGTCACCGGCCCGGCATCGGCGACGAGCAACGGTTTCGCGCTGTTCAACGGAACCACCGGCAAGATCATCAAGGACAGCCTGGCCACGTTCGACACCGACGCGACGATGGCCGCGAACAGCGACAACCGCATTCCCTCGCAGAAGGCGGTGAAGAGCTATGTCGGCAACTTCGTAGGGCCGAACCTGCTCGTCAACTCCGCCTTCGACGTCTGGCAGGAGAACACGGCCTACACGCTGTCCTCGGGGTCGACCAAGACCCATCTCGCCGATTTCTGGAAGGGCGGCTGCGAGAACAGCGGCACGCGCACGGTTTCCCGGGTGACCGGCCTGCAGGGCTCGCTTTACGGCCTGAAGATGCAGCGCCCTTCGAGTTCCGCGGCCGCCACGGCCTCCCATCTCGTGCAACAGTTCGAGCAGCGCGAGTCGGTCTACCTCGCGGGCAAGACGGTCACGGTCTCGTTCGACTTCACGATCGGCGCGAATTATTCGCCGGCAACCGGTCCGTTCGTCGAGCTGTTCTACGGAACCGGGAACGAGGAGGATCTGGTGATGAACACCAGCCCGCCGGCCTTCCCGTCCGGCGGCAGCAGCGTTTCGTCGCCGGATCTTTCAGCGCAGGTCGCCGCTTTCGGCTCGACGGCGCGGATCAGCGCCACGTTGACGCTGCCGTCGACAGCGTCGGAGGTCGCGCTCGGCATTCGCTCCGGCGTCTACACCGGCACCGCGGGTGCCGATGACAGCGTCACCATCGACAATGTGAAGCTCGAGATCGGCAGCGTGGCCACGCCTTATCGCAGGCCCGACTATCGCGATGAGCTCGAGCGCTGCCAGTGGCGCTATCAGAAATCGTTCCTGCAAGGCACGGTGCCCACGACGAATGCCGGCGTCTATACCTGCCAGTTCATCTTCCGGCGCATCCTCTCGGGCGTAACTTTCGAAGCCTGCTGGGTGCCTTTGCGGCGCAACATGCGCGGCGTGCCGGCGATCACGCTCTACAATCCCGAGAACACCAACAGCCAGATTCACAACGACAATACAACCGCCGACTGTTCCTCGAGCACGACGGACTACACGACCGAATTCGGCTTCCGCGTGAGCTGCCTCGGCGACAGCGGTGGCGTGCCGGGCAATGCGCTGTGCGTCCATTGGGTAGCAGACAAGCGCCTCTGATTTTCAGCATCCATCTCTCACAGGTGATCCCATGCCGTTCCGCCGATCCACGCTGAGCGATCTGCGCCTGCGCGCGCGCTCCATCTTCGCCGCCAAGCTCAAAGGCGCCGATGCCACGCTGCCCAGATCCAACATCACCGTGTCCTCGGACGTGATGGCGGCCTTGGTCTACGGCATCTTCGGCTATGCCGATTGGCTGTCGCGCCAGGCGCTGCCGAACACCGCCGACGATTGGTATTACCTGCTTCGCTGGGGCTCGCTGTTCGGGCTCGCGCCCAAGCCCGCGGTGGTGGCGAGCGGCAACGGGCTCTTCACCGGCACCGCAGGCACGAATGTGGCGCTGCACACCAAGCTCCAGGACAGCCAAGGCAATCTCTATCAGACGACGGCGGCAACGACCTTGATCGCCGGCAGCACCACGATCCCGGTGGTGGCGATGACGGGCGGCGACTTCGGCAATCTGCCCGCGGGCGCGCTCCTGGCCTTCGTCACCGCGCAATCGGGCGTCGACGGCACGGTCACAGTCGACGGCAGCGGTTTCTCCGGCGGTGTCGATGCGGAGAGCGCCCAGGCTTTCGGCGCGCGTATCTCCGCCCGCATCCAGAACCCGCCGAGCGGCGCGGGCACCATCTCCGACTATCAACGCTGGGCGATGAGCGTCGCGGGCGTCACGCGCGCCACCGCCACCGCGGGCGAGCGCGGCGTAGGCACCGTCAATGTCCGCTTCGTCATGGACGGCCAGGCCAACATCGTCCCGACCACGGCACAGATCGCGGCGGTGCAGGCCGTGCTCAACATCGAGAAGCCGATCACCGACGATGCCCAGGCGATGGCGCCGGCGAAATTGGCGGTCAACTACACGCTGTCGAACTCGCTCGTCGCGACCAGCGTACGCCCCGCCATCGCGCAGGCGCTGGCCACCATGCATTCCGGCCTCGCGATCGGCGCCGGCCTTTCCGTGCAGGGCCAGATCATCCCGGCGATCACGTCAGTGGCCAAGCTCAACGGCACCTTCCTGAGCGCGCCCGCCGACACGCCGGCGAACACGAGCAAAGTCCTAACCCTTGGAACGATCACCTACTCATGAGCGGACCCTACACATCCCTGACGGCCGACGATTATCTCGCCGCCGCCCAAGCCCTGTTGCCGCGCGGAGCGGCGTGGTCGCGCGACCCCGACGCGAACCTGACCAAGTTCTTGAGCGCGGTCGCCAACGTCGCCTATCTCCCGCACCAATCGCTCGCCGGCCTGTTCGAGGTCGAGCTCGATCCGACGCAGACGGTCGACCTGCTGCCCGATTGGGAGGCGGCGTTCGGCATCACCGCGCGCGGCTCGCAGGCCAACAGGCGCGCGAACCTCAAAGCGGTGATCACCGATCCGGGCGGCTTCAGCGCCGGGCATTATGTGGCGCTCGCCGCCACGCTCGGCATCACCATCGGCACCACCAACGTCATCAGGACAGGTGCCTTCAGCTGGAAGATCCAGGCGCAGACGAGCCTGAGCGCGGCGCTGAAGACCGCGCTGCAGAACCTGATCGCTCAGCACAACCGCGCCACCTGCACCGTCGCTTTCGACTACAGCCTCTAGGAGGTCCCTCATGAGCATTCTCAAATGGCTGCTTTCGCGCAGCTTCGTGCAATCCTTCGCCACCAAGGAAGTGCGCCATCTCGCGACCGCCGCCGCCGGCGCGATCGCATCATGGCTCGTCGCCCATCAGGCGAGCCAGAGCGATGCGGCGAACATCGCGCAAGCGCTGAGCGCGCTCATCGCCGGCGCCGCGGGCTATGGCCTCAGCCTGCTGAACGCCGCGAGCAACGAGGCGCGCGTACAGGCCGCTGCCGCCACCGGGCAGGTGGTCTCGGCGCCGCAGGCGCGCGCGATCCTGGCGCAGAGCGATGCGGCCGCGCCCACGGCGAAGAGCGCGCTCATCGCCGATCTCGAAGCGGGTGGCCCGAAGTGAGGTGCGCCGCGATCGTTCTTTGCGCGGGCCTGGCGCTTGCCGCCTGCCGATCCGCGCCTGCGCCAGAGCCCGCGCTTGGGCCGCAAGCCGAGCCCGTCTGCGCGCCGTTCCGTGCCTGGAGCGATGCGGATCTGAAGGCGCTCGCTGAGGCGCTGGCGCCGCTCCCGGACAATTCGATCATCATCCGCATGGCGCTCGACTGGCGGCGCTATTACGGCGACGCCAAAGCATGCGTACCCAAAAGCACAAGGCCCGGATGACCCGCAGGAAGACCTCCGACGAAAGGTGGGACGATGTGCAGCGTCAGCTAGGCCGCGTCGAGGAGGCGCAAGACCGTGCGGTCGAGGATCGCGCCGAGATCAAGGAGGCGATCAAGGAGTGGCGCGAGGTAGTGAGCGAGTTGCGCGGCGCGGTCAGCGGCCTCACCCAGACGGTGCAGTCCATGACCTCCCAGGTGCTCGCGCTGAACGCGGAGAAATGCGGCCAGCGCCTCGACGCCATCGAGCTCAAGAACCAGCATTACGACCGCATGTTAGGCCGCGCCAGCACCTTCGTGTGGCGCGTGCTGCTCTATTTCGCCTTCGCCGCGATTGCTGGCGGTGCCGCCGCGAAGTTCATCGAAGTGTTCTGAAGACTCGCGCCCCGTCGGGGGACCATCCGGAACCGCTGCGTGTTCGACCGTCCCCTTGAGGGTGGCTGTCGGCAGGGACGCCGTGGCGGCTTCCGGATGGTCGCCCGATCGGGCGCGGCTTCACGCTTGCCCAGTGCTCGGCTAGCAATGCGCGGGCAATGACGGCGCCTGCGACGATCACCGAAGACCACCAGCCTTCGCGCGATCGGGTGCTCGCCGCCTATCGCGCCTGGTTCGACTAAAGCGAAATCGCGCTTCTTCGAATCGCGGTTTCGCTTCAGCTCTTTGATTGGCGCGCAATTTCTCGGGCGAACCGCTCACGCTTCGCCCGATTGCGCTTTAGCGAGCCTCAAACCCTGACACGCCGTGCCGGCGAGCCGTCCTTTTCGGGACGGCTCTTCGATGCGGCGCGGCTGCATCTTACCCTCAAGGAGATAACCCATGACTTTCCTCGAAAGCATCTGGACGCTGCTGAAAGCGGACGCCCTGTCGATCTGGTCGCGCGTGTCGGCGGCCTTCAACACCATCCTGGGCGAACTGCCCGACGACGAGATCAACATCTTCCACGGCGCGCAGACCACCTTCACCGGCGCGCTCAAGGCCGGCAAAGGCTGGGGCGACGCCGTCGCCGAGACCTGGACCTATGTCGAGAACCAGGAAGGCCAGGAGCTCGGCAAGGTCACCAACCTGCTGCTGCAGGCCTTCATGGCGAAGTTCGAGACGCCGGCCGGCTGA